AGCGTATGGAAACACTCCTCAGCTCGACTTTGAGACTGCTCGCGAGGGCACAAGCACCGAATATACGGGCAATTCGGGTGGAGCTTCGACGCGCGCCGGAGTGCCGCTGTATAACGCCGCCTACAACCAGCAGCTCAATGTCAACAAGACGTATCCGAACCGTCCGAACCAGGGCAACATGTCGCTACTCGGAACCGAGACCAATATCTCGGTTGCAAAACTTGAGGCGGACCGAAACAACAACCGGATGTGGATACCGACGAACGCGCCTCCCCAGATTCCCAGCATGGAACAGTTCGGACAAATGAGCATGCCGCAGACGTATGACAACAATATCAACTCGGAGAGAATGGACCCCGCGATTCTGAACGCGTTTCGCCAAAACCCCTACACGAAGAGTCTCAATGTGTATTAAATGGTTAATTAATGTTTCGTTTCATTGTCAACCCATCGTAACATGAATTGTCAAACGGATATAGACATAATTACATTTGATTGTATAGACATCTCATCTCAATGACGTGGTTGGTCGTTTTAAATTCGATACTATTTATTGCAACTCTCTCTGGATATCTAATTTGTATGAAGTATATTACATATACATACGAATATCATAACGAATGGTTCAATGTATTGCTAACTCTGGCATTTACGCCATTTTACAGCTGTTTTTTTATCCGCAAATTCTCTTTAACCCGAATACGGTATTATATGGCACCGGAACGTAGAATCGTATTGATATATCCCATTGCAACCGGCGTTCTTTATACTGTCGAAACGGTTCTCGTATTTTTTGTATTGAACACGGTAACGCTGAGTTACTATACGATAATGCGTTCGGGATTCATTATTTTCAATATTCCATGGTTCAAATACCTTCTAAAAAAACCGGTGACTCGACTATATTATGCGAGCTGCGCTGCACTGTTTGTTTCGCACGTAATTGTATCATCTCAGTACGTGTTTCAATATCAGTCCCAATCAAATGCATCGGATAGTCGAGTGCAAAATGTAGTCCAGAACATGATTATTATATCCATATCGTGTTTTTTAAATTCCGCGTATAACAATGTCATTGAATATACAATGTCGAAATACGGTGAAATTATCACAAATATTGACTTTCAAATCATTTTTCAGAGCACATTTTTCGTGATTGCGGCACCCTGGGCGGTGTATTATACGACGTTCAACGTCCCTCCATTAAATTCAAGTTCGATAACAATGTATGTGTTTATCGCGTTTGGATTGCAGCTATACATGTTCAATAAAATATATATTCTTAACAACAAGCGTGTGGAAATTCCCACAAACATCCTTTTGAGTGGATTGGATATATTGCGTCGCGTGATTCAGCTGACATATTCGTTTGTATGGTTCAAAGAACCGTTTGATGCAATCATCGGAATTTCGCTGCTATTTTTGGGGCTATCTGGAGGACTTCTATTCTATCAATATGTCCGCGATTATATGGCAAGGGTAAAACTACATCATTTGCCTATGGTAGAGATGGACGTGCCTGCTGATGCTGAGGCATTAAACGATATTAGCCACAAAACAATTCTATAATTTCAACTAATTTATCAGTTGGGTTTTCAATCCAATATTGAATCGCGTTTTTCAATGTGCAAATTCGGTCTTCCCATTCACCTTGTTTAGATTTACTTATTTGAACTACGCCCAATTTGTTCATTTTCCAGCAAGACTTTACTGCCATACCATCGAGTGATGTATACGCATCCGGGTTGAAGCGAATAAATACGATGGGTCTATGCCCAACATCTTGAGACAACTGCATTATGCGTTTATTTTCGCAACTACATTCGTAATCAAAGTGCTGATTCTCATCAACTTCGACAATAATAATATGCGACCCTAAGTCCACAAGCAAGTCGGGGCGACGAAGTGAACATCCATCCTGAACGCGTTTGTCCGCTATCCAAGCGAAGTCAGGAAATGCGTCTTTGATTCGATTTACAACTTCGGATTCTTTTGTTTTATAATTGCGACTTACTGGAAGTTCAGGGTGAATATGGATACAGCATGGCATGCAATAACCGTTATACTTTGAACTTCCAATTGTCTCACAAAGAGGTGTTTTACATAATCGCGAACCACCGCATTCTTTGCAATGCGTTTTCAATTTATCGTGCTTGCAAAATGCCGATCCTCCGCATTCTCTGCAATGAGATCTACGTTTACTGTGTTCGCAAAATACCGAACCGCCGCATTCTCTACACCCCGCTTTCTGTCTGCCATGATTGCAAATGGACGCTCCACCGCATTCAACACATTGCGATTTATCTTTACCGTGATGACAAAACGAAGTTCCGCTGCATATTTTGCATCTACCTTTTCGTTTATCGTGATTGCAAAATGCCGATCCTCCGCATTCTCTGCAATAATCTTTTCGTTTATTGTGTTCACATATTCTCGACCCACCACATTCTTTGCATTCATATTTGCGCCTATTATGTTCGCAAAATGCATTTCCGCCACACTCTTTGCACAGTCCTTTTACATTATCATGTTCACAAATTTGTGAACCATTACATTCCTTGCAGACGGATTTCTGTTTGCCATGCTGACAATATACCGAACCACCGCAATCTCTACATTGACTTTTCACTTTATTGTGTTCGCATATTTGCGATCCACCACAATCTCTGCAAACGGATTTTTGTCTACCATGTTTGCACACAGCACTGCCGCCACAATCCTTACATTGTGATTTTTGCCGCCCATGCTCACATTTTTTTCCAGGCATGTTCAAATGGGTTGATTTATTCCTTCTTCCTACTAATGAATATAATAATTATATTTATATTTTCTTCAATTTTAATTTTAAATTTCATCATGATGTCAATTTCAGTAAAAAAATTGAAATCATTTTAATGCGGATGTTATGTATAGCAAGCAACCCAGAAACCCAGCAATTCAGAAACATGGCAACATCAACAATAACAATGGAACTTCATACTGTCCCCAGTCGTCAACAGAAGCAGCTGCAATCAAAAAGAACCCATGCGCATTTCGCGAACACCGATGGGCGCAAAGCTTTCTATGACGTATCCGACGCCCTGCAGGAAACCGGAAATCGTGGTCGCGAATTCGATACCATCGTGCTTGAAACATCGGCCGAGACTGGTGATTTCAAGCGATATGTCATCTTCAAGCAGCACGTTACGAACCCCTCCATGCCAATGGCTACATCCATCTCGTCCGCAGCAGCAGCTGCGTTATACGCGATAATTCATAAAGACCAAGTGGAAGAGCCGAAACAACCGAATCAAGACCGCGCATCTCCAGAACGCCTTCGCGTGGACGCCACAATTATTCTATATGACACCGACACCGATAAGTTCTACAGCGACGGTGCGTATCACAAGCACACGTTCTGCCCGAGCACTGGCGATTTCATATCCGTTTCCGACGAACACATCGCAAACGAGAAATTCAAATTCTACAAACAATGCATATAGTCAATGTGACATGTGACCTTTTTATGTGAAAGTAAACTTCATCATCCCACTAACTTTTTCTGGCAAATCTCCTGCGAACTTACTAACCAGCTGCTGTGGCCCGAGACGTATATCCGAAAGATAGTTGAACAGGTAAATCATGAGTATAATTAGCAGCGCGGCACTTATCATGAATGAACCGCTTTCAGTGCTTTCACTGTTCGCCATATTTCTGAATGTAACTACCACGATAAAAATCATGAGAGAAAGCCACAGTATGTAATAACCCAATCTGGATTTGACGCCCATGGACGAATCGCTTACTTTTCCATCATATGTGACCATATTTTTTGAAATATTGTTGTATTCATCGATTCCACTGTGCATATGTTGAGCAGAGCGCTGAATAAGCTCACCCTGAGAATCCAAGTATGACGAGTGTTCACTATTTTGACTGCGCGAAATATCTACACGCTCTATTTTTAATTTTTGTGAGGCAACTTTTAACTGCTCTTCGATTTTATCCAGATTGCTTTTAAGCGCGAGGACGCGGCTCGGCATTTCGCTGCATATGAAGTCGGCGTCGGTAACTTCGGCTTGACTTACGAGTTGCATTCCACCCATCGCAGTTTGTAATGAATCCCATGAATCGAATGAAACCACGTTACCCGGTGCTTTTAGTTTGTTCCAGCACGACGCGTGACAATTGTTTACTGTATCACTTAAAACTGACTTGTTAAATATATGCGCAACGCCTTCAATATTTACCCACGCATATACCATTCCCCTTTCATCAGCAGATGGACCTGAACCAGGTGGGGGGCATTTCACGAATTTTCCAGCAAGCGTCATATTCTGGCCGCTTTTAATTTCGTATTTTGAAGTGGAGACATCACCTTGAATCGGGAATGACGCAAGCTGTGTAAGAGTTACGAGTTTAGGGGTTGCAGTCGGGTCGTATGCTGGGATGGTTGCGACGGGTAAAGGTGAGCCCGGAGTCGCTTTCGGCATTCTGTAACGGTATCCATATGCGTTGACATAATAAATTTCAAACTCTTCGGCTACAACTGGATTTACAGAGCCTGCCTTGGTTACGACTTTGATAAACGAATTTAAGAATGATGTAAAGCTGTAATTTTGTTTAAATAGGTTGTAGCTCTTGAGCGCGTCGGCATATACCTTGTATTCAACTTCATACTTGTCGGACAGCGCCTGGTATGCACGCAATTCGGCGCTTGAACCGGACCCCTGGTTCTGTAGACCTTCTTTTTCGTCGTATGCATCGTGTGCCTTTACCGGCACACCCGTAGTAAATCCTTCCATGATTGTGCCGAATTCGGGGCCACTCGACCGTTCTATCAAGTCCAAATCCGGCTTTTGAACGGTAATGGCCGTTGTTCGCGCACTCCCGTCTATGCTGCCGTCGGTGCTTATCATAAGCGTTTTTCCGGAATAATATCTGGAGCGGTCGTTCACAAATTTTCCCTGGTCCAAACTGGGATTATCAAACCTGATGTCCGGAGTAGGGCGCAATGTTCCTAAGAAATTATTAAATACTTCATCTAAATACATGTTGAACCGTAAATTATTTATTAATATTAATTAATATTGCGAATTATATGAATTATAAATATATGAATTATAGCGTGTATTATATTTATGATAGATAAAGATATAGATTAGATAAATTATAAATTACAACGAAACTTATTTATAATTTGTAAATTGTAATTTGTAGTTATACAGTTTCAGTAAATACCTTGTGTGCTAAATAGCAGATGCCTGTGCCGGCGCCCAAAAATATGAAATTGCTGAAAATGTCGCGCCGGTATAGACCAACTTCGTTCTTGTAAGATTGCATCGAACCTTCGGCCTTATCCGTCAGGGTGTCCATGGTGGATGAAACTGCACCAAGCACCTTTTTGTTGCGAATAATGCCGTTATCAATTTCTTCCATTAGTGACGAATTATCGCGTATTTTTTTAGTGACTTCATTTTTAAGAGTTTCGAGTTGTGCCATTATATTAGAAAACGTTCGGTAGTTCGGATTGTCGATACCTGATATATCTTTTGGTTTGCCCGCAGGCCTTGCTTTTACCTGAGCGTTTACGTTATTTTCATATGCAACATAATTTTGAACAAACCCGTCCCCAAAATCCTTTATACTATATTGCAGTGCATCCAATTTGGTTTTTGAATCACAAACATATTTGAACTTAGCATCACATGGCTTAATTGTTGAAGGGGTTGACATTTGGTTTCGTGGGTGTTGTATGTAAATACTTATTATATTCTATACTTTATTTTATTTTTATAATTAAAAATGCATGTATTGTAAATATAAATACTGCAAATAGAATTTAGCCAATAATTCAATAACTAATAAATGATGGTTTATATATAAAAATAAAATATATACACATGGTATAAACTCATTTGAACTTATCTCTACCAATACAACCAACAAATGCTTTCCGTATCTCCCGACTGCTGCGCTCGCACTCATACGCTGTCCTTTTCATCTGAACCGGATAGTAAGAAATTTTCAATCAAACGCGTGACCAACGCTATTAACAAAGTAGGTAGAACTGCCAGCAAAATTTCCGATGTTGCCGGTAAAGTTGCCATGGTTGCAGCACTTATTTAAATATTTAAACCCATTATTGATTGAATAAATGAATAAAATAAAATAAAAATCGTAAATAATTAAATTTAAATTGGTGAAAATAATTTAATTACTTTTGCAATATTCTACTTAAATATAAATACGTATTTCAAACATATTTTTATTGTATAACCATTGTATTACTATTGTATACATTTTAATTAACTTTAATATGAACGAAAATTGTGTTGTTTCAGGCAGCGAAAGCTGTTTGGATTTCGGTTCCATATTATTGAGTTTAGGAATAACTATTATTTTAGTGGGTGCACTGTTCTATTACGTTCGACAGAGATTTGAAGTTTTGGAGGTGTCTCATAAGGAACAGATTGGTGTCATGCAGGACTTTATATCGTCAATCGGCGACCAATTTCATAGAATGCAAGTATATATTGAAAATAAAGTTGGATTAAGTGGGGGTGGAGTAACTGCGTGTGAACCGAGTAAATCGCCCGAATCTTTCAATACCAATGCTCGCGTGCATGATGTGAACGATGCCTCGCGTATTCCAACGTCTTCAATGTCACATTTAATAAATGTATCGGATGATGACGATAATGATGGTAGTAGTAGCAGTAGCAGTAGCAGTAGTTATGACGATGAGGATGACAGCGAAACCAGTGATACTGCATCAGAACAAGGTGTTGGTGGTATTAAAATTTATCATGATGATTGTGACGAAGTTGATGTGAAGAATCCATTCACGGACAATATTAAAATTATCGAAATAAACGGCGATTTGGGTCGTGAGAATGAGGATTATGACGACGTAGAAGATGAGCATGATGACGACGAGGATGACGATGGTGACGATGACGACGAGGATGACGATGATGACGAGGATGAACATGATGATGATGATGATGATGACGAACATCACACCACTATCACTTCACATTCAACGGTGAATGATAACGTAGATACTATCAATGTTATTCATGTTATAAAGGCTGATGATGTCCGTTCGCCAGTCGAAGATGAGTTGGGTGACGGTGAGAATTCGCGCACCATTGCGGTTGACATTGGTTTGGATGTGAGCGACCTTGGATTGGAGCTATTTGACCATGAAGGGTTTCAACCCAGTTCTTCATCAAAAAAGCCGGAACAAGAAGATGAATACGACGATGCAAGTATTCAAATTGGAAAGAAGCGTTCAGGTGGCGGCGATTCTGGCGCAGCTTCAAAATACGCACAAATTTCAATTAAGCAACTTCGCCAACTGGTGAAACAGATGGATGCGCACAAAAAAACAGATACGTCGAAGATGAAGAGAGAACAACTTATAGCAATTTTAAACTCGTCAGAATAAATAATTAAATAAATAAATCAATGTAACCGTCAATTTAAACTTTAGACATTCATTCTATCGAACGTTCGCTTACTGAGAAATAAATAATAAAATAATTAAAATAATATAATAACTACGTATATATTATTATATTATATTACATATCATCGCACAACCAACCACACAATATAACAATAAAATACAATGAGCTGGGGAACTGCGTATTCTGGTTCTAATAATTTGCATTTCAACTTCCCTCCCATTATGGAAGACGGTCGAACGTATTCTACGTGGGTCCCTGGTTCGGCAATCAATGACCAACTTCGCGCACAAAACAATATTGAAACCAACTGGGATTATCGGCAATTTTTGATGCACAATTCAACCGGTGTAATGGATGGCAACCTGCAGCAGTGCTTTACGCAATCGGGATATTCCAACCTGTATGGACAGCCTGTATCCAATAGTCCGTTCCTCTATGCCAATGTTGCAGACAAGAGTCAGCCATATGGATATGAAGAGAGTGACCTTAAGAACATTTACCTCTCGCGAAACGATTTGCAGAGTCGGATGGTGGCTCCAATCGTGACACAGGACCAGATGCTCATGCGTCAAATGACCTCGTCTATGATTCCGAGTTCCAATCGCACTTCAAAGTGAGTAGGAGTCCGGTAACTTACATATACAATATCATATACAATATACAATATCTGATATAATTATTAAATTTATTTTATAGGCACTTATATCATATACAATATATCAATATACAACATATACAACAATATATCAATCAATAATGGCGAAAAAAGGTGTAACCAAACACAATGATGTAAGTAAAGATAACAACAATAATGGCGGTATTTTAGGATCCGGTATTTTCGGACATTTCGGGTCGATCGTGCAATGTGATGCAAATGACGATTCAATGTTTTGCACATTAAGTAAAATTGTAAGCACCATCATGATGCTTGTGTTTTTGGCAGTAGTAGTGTATTTAATATATTACGTTTTCAAAACATTTGTTTTGAGCGATGGTATCAACAGCAACAGCATTGGCGGTAAAATAACCAGATTTACTCGGCGATAAATATAAAACTAAATAAATAATAACCCGATTAAAATCAGTTTATTTAGACATTTTATTCATTTGGGGTTATTTTTTTATCTTTTATGATGTTATAAATACAAATTTTTTATTTATAACATTTTTTCTTTTAAAATGGACATCATGATGTTTATCTACGCAGCGGTGCTGTTTTTCGTGTTAACTCCGGGCACCCTCGTATACCTTCCTCCCCGCGCTTCGCGAACTGTTGTAGCTCTCACCCACGCGGTTGTTTTCGCGTTCGTGTGGTCGTTCACTAACCAAGCCGTTTTTTCCGCAACTCGCGGAATCATGTAAGTGATGTATGTAATTGCAATTAATGCAAAGTATAAAATAAAATATTATATTAATTAAATTCATAAAAATATAATTAATTCACAAGTATTCATAATCGTAATCCATAACCCATAATCCATAATCATAATGTTATTTAGCAATGGAAGTGATGGTATGAAATTTCTTTTGATGATGTTTGGTTTCATCATATTAAGTGGAGTGGTGATGAAGTATAACGCCGATAGCGTTAATATGGGCACCGAGGGACTTGAAAACATGCAACGCCAGAATTTCAACCTGGCACCGGGTGAATTTCCGAGAACCTTGGATTCGCTCCTTCTCAATCCCGAATTTCCAACTCCAGGGTCGGTTTTAAATGTCCCTTCAATCGCATCATCATCATCATCAGCGCCTGTGGATGCCGCCGCATCAACGTCGTCTCAAATCCTCTCAGCAGCAGAATACCCAACGAAGACAAACAACGCAAAGTATACGCAGAGTCCGGATAACAATACGTGCATGCCGATGATCATGTGCAATTCTTTTTATGGCATTCGTAATGAGCAGCAGCAGCCTCCGCCCGCACCCATATCATTGACCGATTCGCGCAGACGAGTGAATTTTTACGCCACAGACGATAATAACGTTTCAGCACCGCTTCATGTCGAGCACTGATTTTGTAGTTTGAATGATGGAATCTGGATATTTTAAATCCACCAACACCTTTATCCCGCCGCGCACTTTTGAAATTCCAGGAACCACTTTATAGTGATATACGTAGTCCAAACCGGACGCGTCTTTGGCACTTGTTTCCATGTGCAGATTACGTATGTTGGGATTCGCATGTATAACGTTCATACTGTCACTTCTTTTTTTACGAAGGACTTTGCGTTTCTTTCCGGAGCAGCTGCTGCTACTGCTCTCGCCACCGTTGCCGCAAAACAGTTCGCACAGTTGTATGTAGTGCGTGGTAAGCATGAAATCCACATTACGCATGCCGGATATGCAGTCCACATATCCGTATGCACTGGCCACTGCTTCGTATGGATTAGTGCCGGAGTATAGTTCGTCAAAAATACAAAAGTGGCGCTTAGTAGAGTTTTCCGTAATGCAATCGAGTATTTCTTTGCATCGACGAGACTCCGCCTGAAACAGGCTGTCTCTACCCGACGTGTCGGGTATATTGAGATAACAGTGCAGGAAGTGATATGGCACAATTGTGGCCGAATCGTAAGCACCGAACCCTATTTGTTGTGACAATATGATATTGAACAGTGTAGTTTTTATGATGGTGGTTTTCCCGGCGGCGTTTGGGCCGGTAATAATAAGTTTCTTGTCAAGAACGATGTCGTTCTTTACAATGCGGTCCGATACGGTATTGAAGAAATATGCACTCTTCATCTCGGTAGCGGTTTGGCGTTCCGAACCAGGTTCGACAAATGTGCACGCGTTTAGTGCACCGGTTGTTATGTGCGCAACAATGCCGCACAGATGTTCGTAATACGCATTGAATCCAAATGAGTATTTCATCATGTGATTGACGTCGGTGTCGTTAAAAAACATGTAGTAGTATTTCATGACGTGTCCAATTCGGCCAATTGCTCGCATGGACAGCGAAAACGGTTCAATGTCTGCCATTTCTTCGCACATGGCACGAACACTTTGTAGCTCGGCGCGCAAGCACCCGCCGAATGCGATGTAGAAGCGCATTTCGTCTCCGGATTTGCCGCTCGTATTTGAAGAACAGCACCGCAAAATGCGCTCCATTTTTTGGGCGGTGGCGTTTAAGTATGTTCGCACCATGATAAGATGGTCGTGTATCATATAGATATTTTTGTAAAACCGATAACATGACATGGTATTCTGATATACTTGTATAAAATAGAAGACCACCGACATGAGAATATATAGTTTTTTTTCCATGCTCACGCTGTCAAATTCTGTGAAGAGTTTACCAATGGCATGAGTCGATGCAAGCATTTTAAGCACTTCGGCGTATCGGTCCACGCTGATATCCACGCCGCGAGCCTTTAGAATAAAGAACGGCACAATGAGAAGCAGCACCGGCATCATCAAGGATATTAGCGGGGTAGACACATTGTATATGGATAGCACCTGAAGAACGTTTGGCATGGTGTTAAGCCGCTCGATGATTGGAAATGGAGACGCGTCAATGTAGCCGAATTTATCCTTGAAGCCAACGCGATTTGTCTTCATGGTTTTCCAAAATGATTCTATCTGCGTGTGAACTGCGGAATCTGAATCCGAAGATGAAGATGATGTCGATGTCGATGGCGATGGCGATGGCGATGATTCCAACTCTGCCCGAAAACTGGCAATCACGCGTTGCGTCGCTCGTAAAAATGCCACATTTGTCGTGAATGTCTCGCTCCATAGATGCAAAAACTGACGGCCGTATACTGACGACGCTTTATTGTTCGCATCTGTTAATCGGGAATATAGCGAACGCGTTGTTTGGGTATCCTTTGCCGTAATGAGCTCCAAATCTTCCACTACCGGTTTGGACAATGTATGTCGGTCTTCTTCTGGGAGGTATGATATAGGTAGCCGAAAAACTGTTGGTGGTGCGGTCGTTGACCCGGCCGTTTTCACAACCTTCGGGATTGTATTTTCATCCTTAGGTTCCACTTCTTTACTAATTAACAATTGGAGTATATTCTGTATTGAATTGGGAACTTCTTCTTCTTTTTCTTTATTATTTGGTTCATTACCATTATTATTGTTTTCGTTATCGGAACAACAGGTTGAATTTAAAAAATCCGCTATAATGGCTTGCATTTTAGTTTAATTCTAAATTTATTATTAATTTATTAATTAAATGATAATTATAGTAAAAATATAATTAATAAACGAATAAGTCGTAAATTATTTATATTATTATTTTATCCGTAGATATTAGTTGATATATATTAGTTGAATGAACCATTCGAAAGCACATTCGTTGCCAAATAAAATAACCGTCGCAGGTTTCAATGCATATGTTATATCCGACACCGCCTCTAAGCTGGTATACGCTTGCGCAGTGGTTCGAGGTGGATTTTATAACGAATTTTCAGATAATGAAGCCGGGATAAACCACTTGTTTGAGCACATATTGACAGAGGCTTGGAAACGATGCACCCCAAGCCGAACGAGAAAAACGAATTGCCAGCAATATTGGTCAGAGAGACCGGTGCGTTATAATGCTCGCACGACATCGCACACCGTCACATACTATATTAGCGGGCTCGATACGGAGAGAGATGAAATATTAAATTACATTAGCCAAATCATAAGTGAACCACAATTTAATTTGAAAATGATAGAAAATGAAAAAAAAGCGGTATTGAACGAACTTGCAATCATGCAAAATAATCCGACACATGCTTTATCGCATGCCATTTTTTCACATGTCGTATCGCAAGAAAGCGGTTTGCGAAACAAAACAAATATTCAATTACAAATTGATAATTTGAAACGAATAACGCCACAGCAAATTGTGCAATATTACAAACGGTTTTATAATTCGAATAATATAACCTTCTTTTTTTCCGGAAACGTGACACCGGCACAGATAACCGCGGTCTTATCTCGAAATCTTGGCGCAATGAGCCACCACCAGCGTCACAATGATAATCCTAACCCCGAAACGGCATTGATTCAATCAACTAAAGTTACCAATCCCGCATTCGAACCCTTCGGTAAAATTGGACCACTATATAAACATAAACATAAACCTAACCATAACCAGACAGAATTTCCAATATTTATTAAAAATGCTGCTGCAAAAAATAGCGAGTTTATTATTTGCATTCCTGCACGGCAAGATTGCGAAACCAAGGATATTATTCAGAATCGTAACCATTTTTATTTGTGTGCAGACATTGCGCAAACTGAATTAAGTGAATTGTTAAGGAAAAAACACGAACTCGTATATAGCATATCCGTTCAACACTACGTTTCCACTCGCAGCAACTACATATTTCTAAACGGTTCGTGCCAGGATACGGATGTTATGCGCGTTATAACACTATGTCTTAAATATTTCACAACTCGATGCACGGAGAGCGCCCCAAATAAAATAATTTCCGCCGCAAAGGGGCGAATTGAACTAAGTGAATACAATACGATTCGAACCGCTGTAGACCTCATGCAATTTTATGAGGGTTTTTTTATTTTCTTTTTACAAATTTGGGGCGACGTTCCCGTTGATAAGTTGGTAATTCCATTTGAATCTCCGGAGAAGACATTGAAACACTTCACGAATGCAACCGGAAGCGATATGATGGAACAATTCAAAGGGTTTGATTTATCGCGTGCAGTGTATGGATATATAGGTAAGAGTGAACAACATAAAAAATAAGAAACGAATTAAAAACAACTCTTGGATAATATTATTTTAATAGAATTAACTTATTTTTGTCACAATTTAAAATGACATCAACAACAACTGCGAGTGGAGACGACGTGGTTCATATCAGCAAAGAAAGCGCCAGACGAATTCTGAGTGATGTCCGAGAACTGTTGACGTGTCCGTTGCACGACAATGGAATATATTACATGCACGACGAAGACGATATTCTTACAGGATACGCCATGTTATACGGTCAAGCAGGCACGTTATATGACGGCGGATATTTTTTCTTCAAAATAAAGTTTCCTGCAGACTATCCGCATACACCGCTGGTGGTTACATTCATGACCAATGACGGTAAAACACGCATGCACCCCAATTTTTACAAAAATGGATACGTCTGCCTATCTGTGCTTGGAAATTGGAGAGGCGAACAATGGTCCGGATGTATAACTCTCAAATCTGTTCTACTAACAATGATTTCCATCATGGATGACAAGCCATTGTTGCACGAACCGGGTGTTCGTGAAAACCATATTGATTTTTTACCGTATCATCGCAGCATTGAATTTAAGACGATTGATTTTGCAATGTGTAAATTATTAAATGACACCGAGTTTAATCGATACATACAACTTCCACCAAGTTGCGTTGCGTATTACAGACCCATCATGCGGGAACTGTTCGCGACAAACCGCGAAAAAACACTTGAAAGAGTCCGCGCATTGGCCAACATTACCAATAATAATAACATTAATAACATTAACAATAGCAATAATAATAACTCATTGACGGTATCCATTTACTCAATGACAACCCTAATTGATTATTCGCTAATTATTAAGAGTTTAACGGAATTACAATAGAAATGATAAATGAAAAAATGATCATGAAAGCGAAAACGAAAACGAAAACGAAAACGAAAAATATAATATACAATAATATACAATAGAATATTCAATCGTATATTTTTGAATTTGATTTTAATTATTGAATTGTTTTAATTATTTGAAATTATTTTGTTAAACAATCAAACAAAAATAAAAATAAACATGTCGGCAATATCAACATCAAAAATATCAGAATTCTCAGACAATGATATTGTGGCAAAATTTTCAGAATGTGCACCGCTATACAAGCTATGGCTTACTAAATTTATAAAGTATCATGATTCCAACAAGGCAAGGTTCAGAGCGTCAAAAGGTGTAAGTATTTTTGGATTCATATATTCGGAATTAAAAAGATGCTCTGATATTGACATTTCGAACATTGACAGCGTATACGCGAGATGCGGATTGTTTAATCCAAGCACAAAACAATCCAATAACGTTGATTTTTTCACTGCCATAAAAAAACTTATGATAGACCATAATATATTCGTGGAACACGCAATTGATAAAGAAGCAGTTCAAACAAGTCCGGTCGCCGAAATTGGTCCTCGTAAGAAACTCAAATTCATACAGGCGATATTTGAAGCAGAATCTCGGGATATAACGAAAAATATAGTAACGAAGCTCCTTCGCAAAGTGCCATTTATGGACATCGTATGGTATTGCGCGCTACGAAGAAAGGAACTTGCATTTTTGCAAATGGATACCGCATTCACGGATATTGGAAACCCCCGTGTTGGTCCGGTACCGCGCATTCCTGGCATGCATTTTGATATGTATTCGGTCGCGACATCGCCGGTTATTGCGTGCAACGGAGCACATTTAATCCCATACATGAAAGAAAAAATCAATCCCCCGGATAATAACGCCTACTATATAGAAGAACGATTGGAGCACGAACCGTCCACGCAATTCACATTAACCGTATTAGAAGCACAAGAGATGGATACCGATGTATATGACTTTTATTGGCTCCATTTTCAAGAAACGGGTAAGCAGCGAATTCAAAAGATATTCGATACACTTGAATTTCTTTATGACCAACTGCTCGTGAGCATGCCAACTGCACGAAATTCAAATTCGGCAAATGCTTCAATTCGACGCATAAGCCGGAACTCGAATTCAAGTAATCTTGGCATTAAAAGTAAAAGTAAAAGTAAGCGATCGAGAAGGAGTGCCTTCTCACGTCAATCGCGAAATGATAATCAGTATAAGTATATTGACAGTCGTATACACATTATATCAAAAATGTGGTGGTGGTTTTGTCAAGCAATGCCTCTTT